GCCGCGGTTGCCGCCGCTCTCAACTCCGCCCGCGCGGCGCCCGACGCCCAAATCGTCTTCGCCGAGTGCTTCACCTTCATCCTGGCGACGGGAACGACGCTCGCTTGGACCAACGTCGATCTGCCCGTGACTTACAACGGCGCAACGTTCTCGGCGACGGGCCCGCTCGTGCAGGGCCTCAAGTATAAGGCAAGCGTCGGCCTCGAAGTCGACAAGCAGCAAATCGTCCTCGCCGCCCGACCAACCGACCTCATCGCCGGCAACCCGGTGCTCAACGCTATTCGCGAGGGCGCCTTCGACGGCGCGACCGTCCAGCGCGATCGCGTGTTCCTCACCACCCTCGGCGGAACGGTGATCGGCGGCGTGACGTTGTTTCACGGCCGCGTGGCGACCGTCGACAGCGTCGGGCGCACGCAGGCGCAGATGACGGTCGCCAGCGACCTGGTCATCCTCGGCTACGACATGCCACGCAACATCTATTCGCCGACCTGCGTGCACACGCTCTACGATTCCGGCTGCGGCGTCATCCGCGGAACCTATTCGGCGAGCGGCGTCGTCGGCGCGGGCTCGACGGCTGCGCTCATCAAAACGAGCGTCGCAGCCGCAGGCCATGCCCAGGGCTCGATCCTGTTCACGAGCGGCGCCAACGCCAATGTGCGCGCGACGATCAAGACCGTGAACGCGGGCGCATCGCTGACGCTCATGTATCCGCTGCCTTCGTCGCCAACCGCTGGCGATGGCTTCACCGTCGCGTTCGGCTGCGATCACACGCGTGGAACCTGTCAAGGCCGCTTCAACAATCTCACGAATTTCCGCGGCTTCCCGTTCGTCCCGCCGCCGCAGATCGCCTACTAGGCACCGCGCCGCAATTCGCTCGATACTCTAACCGCCGGAAGATCGCTCATGCCTCTCCCGCGTGAGCCGGTCGCCCGCGCGCGCGTTCTTGACGCCGCTCGCGGGTGGATCGGCACGCCCTATCATCACATGGCGGACCTTCATGGTGTTGGCGTCGATTGCGCGATGCTGCTGGTGCGCGTGTTCTGCGACCTCGACGTCGTCGCGCCGTTCGACCCGCGTCCCTACACGCGGGACTGGATGCTGCATCGCGACGACGAGCGTTACCTCGGCTTTCTACTCGCCACGGCGCGAGAGGTCGAGGCGCCGCAATGCGGCGATGTGATCGTGTTCCGCATCGGCCGCTGTTACGCCCACGGAGGCATCGTGACCTTGCCCGATCCGCTGACGATCCTGCACGCCTTCGCGCCCGCCGGGCGTGTTCTCGAAGAGCCCGTCGCGCGCAACGCCCAACTCGCCGCACGGCTGGGCCCCGCCAGATTCTTCTCGCACTGGAACTATTGATATGTCGGCGCTGTTTGGACATTCTCAGGTCTCCACCAAGCCGGATTACACCGGCCTCCAGTTGCAGACCGCCGTCGCGACTCTGCCAATCCCGATTTGCTACGGCCGGCAGAAGCTCGCCCCGAACGTCGTATTTTACTCGAACTTCCGCACTCAGGATGTGAAGAGCGGCAAGGGCGGCTTGTTCTCCGGACCGACGACCGGCTACAACTACACCGCCGACATCATCATGTCGCTTTGCGAGGGGCCTATCTCCGGCGTCGGCTATGTCTGGCGCGACCAATCGACCTACACGCTCGCCGATCTCGCCCTCGCGCTCTTCGAGGGGACGACGCCGCAGGCGGCCTGGAGCTATCTCGCAACCGCCTACCCGAACCAGGCGCTGACCTATCAGGGGACGGCCTATGTCTGCGCCGCCAATTATCAACTCGGCAGCGCCGCCGACGTCGGCAACCATAATTTCGAGATCATCGGGGTGCTCGCCGGAACCGGGATCAACGGCGTCGACGCCGACCCCGCCCAAGTCATCTACGATTTCCTCACCAACGCCCAATATGGGGCAGGCTTCGATCCTGGGGCGATCGACCTGACGACGCTCTACGGCGCAGGCGGCGACTCCACTTTGCAGACCTATTGCAACGCGATGGGCATAGCCTTCTCGCCGTTGCTGTCGAGCCCGGAGCAGGCGTCCTCGACCTTGACACGCTGGCTGCAACTGACGAATTGCGCGGCCGTCTGGTCGGCGGGACGCCTGAAGTTCGTGCCCTACGGCGATTTACCGATTTCGTCCGGCCCTGTAACGAAGACCATTTCCTCACCCATCCCGATCCCCGCCCAACTCAGCGACGGCAGCTTTCCCGCGCCGACGATCGTTATCTCGACAGCGGCGAACTTCATCTCCGACGGCGGCGTATTCTACGCTTTCACGGGCGTTGCGCTTACCTATGTAGGCGCGGCCTCGCCGAACGCTCCGGGCCAATACGGAGTCTCGCCGGCGGGAACCTACGTGTTCCATATCCACGACCAGGGTTCGCCGGTGACGATCACCGCGACTGTCAATATTCCCGTCTCCTACGTTCCGGATCTGACGCCGGTCTATGCGCTGAGCGATCTCGACTTCATCGACGAGCATGGCGACAAGGATCCGGTGCAGGTGGAGAGGCTCGATCCCTTCAGCTTGCCGACTATCCAGCGCATACAGTGCCTTTCTCGCGACAATCAATACGGCTCGACCCCGGTCGAGGCGCGCGATCAAAGCCAGATCGAGCTCTATGGTCCGCGCGTCGGTTCGACAATCCAGGCCAATGAGATCTGCGACGAGAACGTGATCGGCCCCATCGTCGCGCAAACGATCCTGCAACGCGGGCTTTATGTCCGCACGCATTTCGCGTTCAAGCTAAGCTGGGAATATTGCCTGCTCGATCCGATGGACGTCGTGACGATCACCGACGCCAACCTTGGGCTTTCGGCCTTTCCCGTGCGCATCACCGCGGTCGAGGAGGACGACAAGGGCCTTCTCACCATCAAGGCCGAGGAACTCGTGCTCGGGGTCTCGACGCCGGGCGCCAATCCCTCAAGCGGCGCGATTTCCTTCCAGCCCAATCAGGGCGCGGCGGCGACCTCGATCAATCCACCCCTGATCTTCGAGCCGCCGCCTGCGCTGACGGGCAATGTCGCCCAGGTCTGGGTCGGCGCGAGCGGCGGCTCGGGCGGCGCCGTCGATCCGAACTGGGGCGGCGCTTATGTCTGGGCGAGCGTCGACAACGTGACCTATTCGCAGATCGGCGTCGTCACCTCGCCGCTTCGCCAAGGCGTTTTGACGGCCAACCTTATGAGTGCGAGCGGCTGGGACGCCTCCGACACACTGTCGGTCAATCTTGCCGAAAGCGGCGCAACGCTCTCAGGCGCGAGCGCCGCCAGCGCTCAGGCCGGCGCGACGTTGAGCCTTGTAGACGGCGAACTGCTCGCTTACGAATCGGCGACGCTGGCGGGCGTTGGGGCGTACAATATGACAGGATTGCAGCGCGGATTAGCCGGTACGACAGGCGCCGCGCACGCAGCGGGGGCGCCTTTCGCCAGGCTTGATTCGGCGGTCGTGCAATACAACGTGCCGGACACTTGGATCGGCGTTCAGCTCTACTTCAAGTTCCAATCGTTCAACGTCTTCGGCGCCGGCGTAGAGGATCTTTCGGCCTGTGCGGCTTATGCCTACACTCCCAACGGCTCGGGCGCGCTCGGCCCCGTGACGCAGGCGCTGTTGGTTGGGACTAATCTCGACTTGGGCTCCGTCTCCGCCAGCGCGACCGAGACCGACGATTGGGGCAGCGGCGCCGTTGCGGCCATCGCCGATATCGACCTCGGAAACGTGACGAGCTGACGCGCAAACTCCCAACGCGGCGCGTCGCTGCCGCGTCCTCCTGCCATTTGGGGCCCTCATGAGCGTTCAAGTCAAACATCGCCGCGACACCGCGGTCAATATAGCCGCCTTCACGCCAGCGCAGGGAGAACTGATCGTCGACACGACGAACAACCGGGTCATTGTCGGCGACGGCGCCACGGCGGGCGGGTTCGCCGCCGCCAAACTCAGCGAGGCCGGCGCGGCCGTCGCCGCCAACGGCTCCGCGTTGCGGCTCAACGTCGCCGAGATCGCGCTCGGCGGTCTATCCGGCGCAACGGTCACGGCGAACAGCGCCATTCCCGCCGGAGCTCTGGTAGTCGCCTGCGCAATGCGGGTGATCACGGCGATCACCGGCGCGACATCGTTCTCGATCGGCTATGCGGGCTCGGCCAGCGCCTTCGGCTCCGGCCTCTCGGTTGCGGCCGGCTCGACCAACGACGGACTGATCGGCCCCAATCCCTTCTATAGCGCGACCAATGTGATCCTCACCGCGGCCGGCGGCAATTTCTCCGGCGGCTCGGTGCGGCTCGCGCTGATGTATCTGAGCGTTGCGCCGCCGACGTCCTGACGCGGGTCCGCGCTCACGGAAGGAAAACCTAAAATGCGGAAACACTGGCTCATCGCCGGCGCGATGTTGGTCGCGCTCGCTTGTACGGCGCAGGCTCAAACTTATCGCGACAGCGTAGGAACGATCGCGCCTGCCTATGTCCCGCTCGTGGGATGTTCGAACGGGCGAAATTGCGCGGGCCCTGCGTCGTCGGCGAACCCGGTTCCCGTCGCGCCTCAGCCCGCTTTTACGGGCTCGATGGGGCGTGACTACAGCGCCAACCAGCCGGCGCCGCCGAATGTCGGCGTAAGCTTCGGCGCAAGCGGCCCTTACGCCAACTACGTTCTGATCGCCACCGCTCCCGCGAACGTCTCGCGGTTCTCGATCGATGTCGAGAATACCAGCGGATCGCAGATCGTGATTGTGCTCGACGACGGGACGGCGTCCACCGGCTCGGTCCCAAACAACGCCAGCGTCTTCGCGTTGGCGGGCGGCGGATCCGTCGGCTCGCAAGGCGGCTCCTGGGTCTCCGAAGTCGAAAGGGGCCGCGTGCAAGTCTATGCGCCGTCGGCCTCGGCGCAAGTTGCGATACGTCAAAACTGAGGGCCCTGGATGCGACTGTTTCTTTCTCTGCTTCTAGCCATTGCGCTTCCCACGGGGTCCCTCAGCGCCAGCGCCACCGAACTTCCGCCTGCGGCGTCGCAGTCTGTCTATGTGAACGGTCAGACACGGACGGTGCAAGGCGTGTTGAGCCGGATCGACCAACCCATCTGGCGCGCCGGCGCCACCCGTATCCAATTCGGGGGGTACAATTTCAACATGACGCCCGGCGTGCGCACCGGGTTCACCTCGCGCATTCGCGAAGTGACCCCGCTCTCGGGCGCGACTTATGCGATCCGTCTTGTCTATTCGGGCTGGCAGCCGGGCGTCTCCCAGGCGCCGGCCGGCGGCGGTTCGTCCGGGGAGCAGCCAGGCGTTAATCCGGTTACATGCTCGGCCTCCATCGAGACAAACACCGCGAATCTTCCTTATTGGAGTACGCCCAACGGCGGCCAGGTCGTTTCACCGCCGATAACCTTTGCCGGCGCGAGTTCGTGGACCTTGCAGCCGAACGCCCCAGCGCTACGGACCGATCCGCTCTATCTCTATCTGCCGCCAGGGACGCCGTTCTACGTCCGCTCCTATTGCAACGAACCGATCGGGGGTCAGATTCCGATCCGCGCCAACGCCAAGGGCGCGCTCGACGAAGGCTCCAACATCGGGTTTTCCAACTATACATTCGCGACCGGCGACGGCTCGGCGACTACCTTCTCAGGAACGCTTCCGACGACGCCAGTCGTCCCCAAGAGCGTGGTGTTCGCCGTGCCAGGGTATGCCAACGTCACGGACAACGGCTCCGGCGGATGCGCGGCCGTCAACGGCGTTTCCTCGTGCGCGATCAACTATGCGAGCGGCGCCTATTCCATCGCCACTACGTCGGCTATGGCCAGTGGCTCGACGATCTCCGGTTGGTACGTCGGCGGGCCAGCCAATGGGGATCAGACCGAAGCGACGGCGCTCTCGAACTTCTCGACCTCGTTCAACAACTACTACAACCCGCTCGTCGGTCCGGTTTCCGTCGAATATCTTGGGCCCATAAAGTCGATTGCCGTATTTGGCGACAGCATCGATGAGGGAGTGGGCAATTCGGCGGGCTATACCGACGCCTCCTATCTCGACTACGCTTCTAACGGGTTCTACGGCGTGGTTAAAATGCCGATCAACGGCCTTCAACTCGCTTCAGACGCGGACATTCGCGGGAGACTCGCCCGCGTCTCGGCTGCGTCCAACGTGGCGGACCTCGTCATCACCGACGCCGGCACGAACGATCTCTACAACGGCAAGTCGCTGTCGCAGCTCATCAATTATTTTATGCCCGCCGCGCAAGCGCT